AGGTCGGCTGCATAAGACCGTGTGCTGGTGTAGTGTGGCTGTGCGAACCGCCACCCCCGGTAGATGCAGAGATCGTAACGCCAGTTATGTCGCTGGTGTCGTGAGCTGCGGCTATAGTTCCACCACCAGCCGAGCTTAAATGTGTCACGTTAGCGTGCGTATGCGCCGGTATCTCCGCTATCGTCAGCGTGTGGTCTCCGGAAACTCCCCCAGCGATGCTTTCAGTACCCAAATTCTCGCCCAACGCTCTCACGGTGAGCCCAGCGCCAGCACCGCCCACCGCAAGTGCTCGCCCTAAAGCCTTCGGCAATGTGAGCGTTTTGTTCGCCGCAAAGTCCGCTGCTGCGCTCGCTCCGCGCCCACCGGAGACCGGCGCCCAAGTATTGATGATGTTGTTCCAGAGCAGGGTGAACAGGGCCTCGGTGTCGGCATTTGCCCGGGTGGTTGCGCCGGAGGCGGCAGCACCGATTGTCCCGTCGTCCATCATCACCCAGGTCGCGTCGGCCACCGCCTTGAACGTCGGCTTCACGTCGCCCGTGGTGGGCACAAGGCCAAGGGTGGCGGCGTAGGACCCGAAGTCGCTTTTCAACAGGAATTCCAGCATCGCGGCACGGCACGGGCGGCACTCAATGCGATCGCCAGCAGAGAAGGCTATTGCCGTTGTGCCGTCCTGGCCGCGGACTGCGGTGAGGTTGTCACCGGAGATCCCGGTGATCTTGGTCACCTCAAGCTGGTTGGCGCCATTGATTAGCGTCAACAACAGAAACTCGTTGGCCGCGAGCGACCCGAAGCGCGCCCCGTGCCCGGTCTGCAACGGGATGGTGGTCGCGCCGGAGGTGATCCCGGAGGCGAGAATGCCGTATGCCTGGTTTACGATCTTAAGTCCCATGGTCGCCTCAATAGAAATGCGCTCTCACGCGAAGCTTGGCTCGCGTGTGGCCCTTCACCGCCTGCACCTTTGTCCGACCGACTGCCTGCTCGAACATCCCGAGGTTGAAGGCGGCGAGCTTGGCATCGCTCCATGGCTTCGCTTTCATGGCGAATAGCCGCGCCTTGGCGCCGTAGGCGATTTCTTCAAGGTATTTTTCGTAGATATCCGAGGAGATGCCGGTTGCTGCGCGAGAGGGTTTGATCGCGATCTCGGCCGTGATCGCGCTCGAGATGGAAGCCGTGGGTATAGGAACGAGGATAACCGCGTCAAAGCGCCGCTGCGTGAAGTAGAGGGGCGTTCCACTCGCGCTCGGCCAGTGGGAGTAAAGGGCGGCGAGCTCGTCTGCGGTCTTCGGGAATATCTCCTTCTTGTCGTACCACACCCGATGCAGCTTGACCGGCTTCGTCTTGGTAGGTGTCTCGATGTCGTACTCCGCCACGTTGCCGGCGGAGGATATCGGGTCGTGGGGGACGCGGTAGACCCAGGTCCGATCGCAGAACTCGATCGCGGCGTTGCGGATGGCGTTCTTCACCAGCGCCGCAGGCGGTGCGCCCGGCAGCTCCGGCATCACCTCGTCGTACCACGACGTCCACGCGGTCTCGCTCATTTGATGGCCGTTTGGTCAAAGAGAGCCAGGAGCAGTTGGGTCTGCGCCGTCCGCACTTCCTCCGAGCTGCGGGCGCGAGCCCGCGCCGAGGCGTAATCAGCCACCGGCTGGAAGAAGCGGTCATCGAGCGGGAAGTTTTGCCCGAGCGTCAAATCCACGGGTAATGCCGTGAAGGTCCCGAAGAATAGATCGGGACGACGATTCACCAGCAGGTGAACGCCGGCGTTGGCGTAGCCGAGAACGGTTGCGTCCGAGTAGCGGACCTTCGCGTCGTCCTGCAGCGGGATCCGCGCGCGGTCAACCAACTGCTGCATGGTCGAGGCCATACTCCACCCCGACTAGCTCGACTGCTTATCCAGCGCCTCCAACTGCTCGATCAACTTGGAGCGCGCCGTGCTGCCGTGAGGCTGCTTGCCGGTACGCTCGCCGACAAGCTTCAGCAGCTCCGGCTTGTTGAGCGAGGCATAGGGCTTCTTCGGCGCTGGCGGGCTCGACTCGGTTGCCGAGGTTGTGACTTTCGCTGGCGCCGGGGCCTTGGCCTTCACCTTGCTGGAAATCTCGGAGGGGTGAATCTCGTAGCCCTCCTTGATCGCGACCAAGGTCGCGACATCGTCGGCATTGGTGATATCGCAGACGTGCTCGTGCTGCGGGTCGTCGTCCTTATGGCCGAGCAGCGCCTTGAAGTGATAGTGCCGGGCATCCTTGCCCTTGCCGAGCGCGACACGGGTTCCGCCGGGGCGGTACAGCTTGGAGCGAATGAGCATTGGGCTCTCCTTGTTGGACAGAATGAATCAAAAAAAGGGCACCCGAAGGCGCCCTCTTTGAGCTGCGCTCTGCCGCTTACGCTCCACCGTAGGAAGCGCGGTACGTGAGCTTCAGCCCGATAACCGCGTTCGCTGCAGCAGCCGCGTTGCCCGCCGCCGTGAGTGCCAGACCGATGACCCGGTCTGCCACGTCCGGCGACATTCTCGCAAGTGCAGCGACCACCGCAGCGGTTTGCGCACGGCGCTCGAGGAAACTCGGCGCAGCCGTGAGGCCAGTCGAAGCCGTGAGCCACTTGCCGCCGTTGGCCGCTGCCGCAGACACGGCGCCAGCAACAATCACACCGAGATCAACCGCCAGGAGGTTGGTGCCGGTGTCCAGGTCGTCGGAGTCCAGTTCCCAATCAACCACGACGGCACCCGCAGGCAACTTGGCCAGAGGAACAACGTCGGCGATTGCGCCAGTGCCGTTAACGATCGCTGTACAGCGAATGGAAACGAGCTCCGATCCATTCGCTTCCGGCATGGGCTTGGCCCCGGAAATGAACGAGTTTTGAGTGGTAACGAGAGGCATGGTGTTTCTCCTTGAAAAGTAAGTGAATCGAAACCGGCACGACCAAGAAAGGGCCCACCCGAAGGCGGGCCCACGTCATGCTTATGGGTTCGGGTTGGCCGCTGCGGTATCCAGCGCGATTACCCCGAAGTCGCGGCTCGTGCCCTCGATCGTGAACGCCGCCTTCTTGACGCCTGCGATCGTGGCGGTGGTGATCACCGCCTGGTTACCGCGGTCCTCGGACTCCTCGTGCCAGTCGAAGCGCAGACCGGTGCCGGGGCTGCCGAAGGCGCACACCGCCGCCTGACGGCCCAGGAACAGCGCCCGAGCAGCCAGCACGTTGGAACCCGCTCCGTAGTCGGAGAAGCGGATGACCCCCTTGTGCGAGTGCAGGATGGTGTCGTTGTACATCCCCATCGCGCCCTTGAACATCGGGTTGTTGCGCCCTTCCGCGCCGGCCGCCGCCTTCTGCACGTCGAGCCACTGGCCGGTCGACGTATTGGTGCGCATGTCGAACGCCTGCCAGGGGTGCATGCAGATGGCGTAGCGCGGCTCGCCGTCGATCTCGCAGGGCTCGATGGCCGGGATGCCCTCGGTGCCGCCGCCCAACGTCTCGGCTTGCGTCTGCGCACGCTCGACAAGCGTAAGGTTTATCTTGTCGCCGGCAACGAGAGTGGCTTTGGAGGTCGCCGCGCCGCCGAACAGAAGGTGCTTCACATCCGGGGCGACGAAGCCGTTGTTGGCGAAACCCGTGTAGGTGGTGGGGTAGATGTAGTCGGTATTCACCCCACGGGCGCCGGAGAGATACATGAAGAACAGCTCGTCGAAGATTCGAGCCCACCACTCCGACTGACGCACCCGTGCGATCTTGCGCAGATCGTGGATGGTGCGCTTGCGGGTCATCCGCCCGCCGGTGTTGACACCGCCACGCATCTGGTCGATGTACACCGAGTCGGTGTAGAACTTGAGGTCTTCTTCCTTGTTGCGCAGGGTGTTGTCACCCTCGATAGGCTGCATCTTCAACTGCATCACCAGGTCGTAGGTGATCTGCTCGCCGGCGTCGTTCTCCAGGTGCGTGAGCATCTGGATCGGCGTCTGCGCTTCCTCGCCGCGACCCATGAACTTCTTGCTGAAGTAGGACTTGCGTCCCACGTC